AGTTGCTTCAGCATCTACAATAGGTCTTACACCTATTATATTTGATCTTGTTCCAGGAAACAACTCTAATTCTGAAGTTTCTATTTCTCCTATATTTTCTGTACCTGAAAAAATAGCAGCTTTGTAATCACTATCAATAGCACCTAATAATAATTGTCCTCCATTCCAAAAATCAGTATCTAATGAAATATTAATATTATCTAAGTTTTCTGAAATAATATCCATTAACTCAACTGTATAAGCTCCAACAAATTGAGAAAATATTGTACTAGCATTAGCATTTGCTGTTGACCATTTTTGAGTAGCATAATTATAAATTAAAACTTTATCACAAATACCAGTAGTATTAGATGTATCGGCAGAAGATGGATATAACCAAATTGCTAATTGATTAAAAGGATCTGTTGCTGCAACTATTCTATCAGAAAATGCTTTGTTTAAATCTAAATCAAAAAATCTATTTACTTTTTCTGCACCAATAGCAGAAACTTGGTCACCATTAATTTCAAAAAATCCATCATCTGCATAAAAGAAAACTCTACGATTATCTTGGCAAACTGTTCTACCATAAACAGCTCCTCTATTTGGTGAAATTACAGATAATCTGAATACTGTTGCACCACCTACATAGTCCATACGAACTATTTGGTTTTGTCTAAATACATAACCAATTTCTCCAGATGTTATATGAACTATTTGTCCACCTGATCCTGGTAGGTCTTGCAAGTCTGATTGTTTTGTACCTGATGCCCAAGTTGTTAAATCGTTAATACCAGACCATTGTATTCTATTAGAAGCATTAGTATGATTTCCTGTAACTAAAAAATCTCTTATTACACCTGAAACTTTAAATGTAGGTACAGTACCTGATGTTCCAATAGTTGAAAGGTCTGCAAAAGAAGATGAAGTTCCCATTAAATAATATTGAGCTGCATCTACACCATTACTTGCAATTACATAATTACCAAATTGAGTAAATGTAACATAATCATTTGCATCTCCAGTTAAAGGAGTTCCACCATAAAAATTTGTAGTTGTTAATCTTACAGTATCAGATGAAACATTTGTTAAATTATTATTTCCAATTGTTCCTCTTGTTACAGTTACAACTGCACCTGATACAGTTGCTGAAAAATCTGCATGACCATTTATAGTATTTTTTAAATTTGTAGCAGTAGTGTCGTTGTTTGTTTGAACTTGAAATTCATTTGTAGATGGTGAACCAGTCACAGATGTAAAAACAACAGTTGTGCCATCATTTTTTTTTAAGGTAATAGTTTTACTAGCACCAATATTTGCATAATCTGAAACTGTAATTGTGCAAGTTGCAAAAGCTGTACTTAAAACTTTACCTCTTGCACCTCTTTCTGTAAAAGCTCCCCCAGTTAATTCATAAATAGTTTCTTGTGTTGCTACAAAATTAAATACTGTATTAGAGTTATCTCTAAAAGAACCTGCTCCTCTTGAATCTTTTGTAGTTGTGTTTGTAGAATAATTAACTAATGAAGGAAATCTTTTATAAGAATTTAAAGCATAATAAACATTGTTGGCAACATTAGCACCAGGATTGTTATGCTCTGGTTGGTCAGGAAGCCATTCACCAAAAGGTACTTGCATTATTTACCTACTTTTTTAATAGCTTTTTTATGTGCTTTACTAAAACTCATTCCTTTTATCATTTCTTTAATCATAATACTCATGTGTTTTTTAGAATGATGAGGTGAATGTTTTTTTAATAATTTTTTTTCTCTTTTATCAATCATATTTACCTACTGATTATTATTTGTTACTGCAACATATCTATCATTAAAAGAAGCTGCTACAGTCGTATCGGATCTTTGTTGTAATGGTGCATTACCATATTGATCTTCTCTGTCGTTTCTTTCAAGTCTTTCAAGTGCTGTTACATATTGTTGTTGCCATGCTTGTACTTGTCTTGGTTCAATACCACCTAAAAAATTAGCAGCATGATACAAAGAACCATATAAATAAATTGAAGGATGATTTGTTAAAATATAATTAGAAGTATTAGAATCTGATAAAGGATCAAATGCTTTATAGTAATTAACTGTTGCTGTATATGAACTTGCTGGAGTTGGAGCAAATCTAAAATTATCACCAATAATTGTAAATGAACTTGGCATACCAGTAGTTGAACTACCTCTTATTTGATCCATTTGTGCTGGAGTTATATATTTTAAAGCATATTTTGTTCCACCACTTACAATAAACATATCTCTTATTTGTAAAAATCCTGTAGGAAGTGTAACTGTTTCTGCGTTAATTGTAAAAGAACTATCTGTTGCATTCATTTTTCTAATTCTTAATTTAGAATTAAAATCTTTTTCTGCTAAAACTATAAAATCTTCTGAAATCTCTGATGTTAAATCTGTTCTGTTTAACCAGTTTGCTATTGATGTTTTTAATTCTGTATATGTAGATAAAGCCATTAAATATTACCTTCTGCTGTTTTAAAATATCTAAACTCTATAGAATTTAGTTTTTTTTTTAATATTTTTTTTTTAACATCTGCTGGTAGTCCAAACCAATTATTACTACCATTATACTCATTTGCCCAAACAGATAAAGCTAAAGTTGGAATACTTGCTACTCTTTTTAAATCTCTGGACTTAGAATATCCATCATTAAAACTAAGTAATCTTTTATTGTGTTTTAGATGTGAATCAATATTAACTTCTTCTTTAACAGCAATTTTACCATCCATGTCATCTTTCATGTAGGTAGTTTTATTTAAACCATCAATAATAATATCTTTTTTCATACTCTGCCTTGTCCTTTGTAACGACTTTTTTTAGCCATTCGTTTTTCGTTTTTGTTCAAGTCCTTTTTATGTCGTCTTGGTCTTTTTTTTGGTTTAGGTCTTGGAACAAAGTGAACAAACTTTTGCCTAGCCACTAAGCACTCATTTCAGTAATAGAAACTTCAGCAGTACCGATAAAAGCTACTTTCTCACCAGGTGAAACTTTAAAAATTTCAGGTTGGTCAGCAGGTATAAAAATAGTTGAAGAATCGGCAGTTGAAACAGCAGTTGGGTTTGCACCGAATAAAATATAAATATCAGCAGTTGATGCTATTCTTACATATTCAGTTTGTGATCCAAATGCAGCAGATTGTGCTGATGTTCCACCACTTGTTTTACCTTGATGTGTAGTAGGTCTTAATCCATAATTAAAACTCATATTTTTCTCCTAATTAATTAAGGGGGGAAGTATCGCTAGACAAGATCCCCCCAGTTATTATTTATCTTCTTATTACAAATGTAACAAGTAATTTTTTAGCTCCAGTAGATGCACCATCAGTAATCATTTCAATAGTACCACCTTCTTCAACTCTATTTGCAGCAGTAGGTTCAGAAGAATCTACATCACCAGCAGCAGAGCCAGATTGAGCTACAGTAATTGCTGAACTTGTCATAGCAGTTCCACCAATTTCAAAAGTAATTGCTGCGTTTGCACCTGATATAGCACCTTGTAAAGCAGTTATAATTTTTACTACTTTACCACCATCAGGGATAGCAACAAAAGTTGATGAAGCTGTAGATATATCTTCAATCTCAGCAGTTACAAAGTAATCGTTTAATGTTCTCATTTTTTTGTCCTTTTTATTTGCTTCGTTCCGACTTTAAAATAAATCTTCAAAGACCAAACAAAATTGTTAATAGAATGATGGGGGATTGCTCCCCCACCAAATTAAGTATTATGAAGTAGTTAAGTCTGTAACTAATCCACTAGCTTTTTCGTTTCTTGATTCAAGAGTGTACTCTGCAACCATAAATCTCTGATCTGCGTCAGCAGTCTGAGCTGGTGTTTGTAGAGCAAAATCTCTTAAAAAAGCAACTGCCCAGTAGTCCATCTCTAATACAAGAGCATCCTGACCTTTTTTAGCAGCAGTAGCATTTGCACCTCTGATAAATCGGTTTGGAGCAACTTGTAAAGTTCCGAAATCTGACTCATAAACATCAATAGAAGTAACTAATCTTCTATCTTCAGCTTGGTCAAATCTAGTTGAACCACCAGTAAAGCCAGATAGTTTTTGCTTATTGAAAGCACCAACCATAATCATGTTTGGATTTCCACCTTCATTAAAGCATGATCTCAATACAGTTTTTAACTGATCTTCAGTAAAAGCTCTTTGAGTACCATCTGATCTAGCAGCACCATTTCCAGCACCTGAACCACTTGCACCTGCACTAACATTAGTTTCAATCCAAGTTTGGACTCCACCAAGTTTTCTTGCAGTTGTTGCGTTTCCAGCAGCAGCAGCTACATTAGATAAAAGAGCAGTTTCCATATCTCTTTTTAATTCTTTTGCAGATTTTGCTACTTGGTAAGCTAACTCATTATTTCTTCCAGCAGATGTTACAGCATCATTTGTTCCTGATACTTGAACAGACTTAGTAGAAATCTGAGTGTAGTTAGTTTCTTTAGTAGTTGCTGATAAAGTTGGGTAACTTATAGAAGCTCCCTCAATTGCAGCATTTGCAGCTACATCAGCCAAAGCATCTGTTTGCCATTGGTGTGATGTGTTTGTTGCTTTTGTTTTAGCAACGCCAGACATAAATGGAGTTTCAGTTGGTGATATTGAATAAATAATATCCGCTAGATCCTCTCTTATGCCGACTGTTTGGTATGTTTGAAATACAGCCATTTTCGTCTCCTTTTTAGGTTAGTTGTTATAAATAACCCT